CTGTCACACCGGTCGCAGGTCAGGGGTTACTGCGGTGAACCACCCCTAGAAAGCAGGAGAGAGGAGAAGCACGGCGTACCCCCCTGTACTCGCATGTTGGCACAGCCTCACGCGGTAAACTAGCTGCAATAACCTCATAAAACGAGCGAGCCCGCCGGGTGCTGGGAACACCACGACGGGCTCTGACCACCAACCTGACCAGACCAGGAAGGCGGCTAGGCATGAATCCTAGTCATAGGGTAGCCCACTCCCAAAACCAGGGGGAACACGGCGCGGAAATCACCGGCCTCGGCCCGATCGGAGGCCGCCGGTGAGCATCCAGCACATGCAGTCAGTTTTCGACGCCACTGGGCTAACCAGCAGCGAGAAGATCGTTCTTCTCGCCTACTGCAACTACACCGACCCCCACGGCTACTGCTGGCCCGGCATCGACCGCATCGCCGACATGACCGGGCTTTCCCGGCGTGGGGTGATGAAGATCCGCAAACAGCTCATCGAACGCGGCCTGCTGGCGACTGCGTCCCGCATGGGCAGCGACGGGATCCGCAAGACCAACATCACCCGGGTCAACCTCCGCGGGCTCGAAGCGCTGCGCCGCCCAGAGAGAGCTTACGCCGACGACGTAGCCGCAGCCGAGCTGGGGTTCAAGATCAACCCCGCAGAAACACGCTCTGACCAGCAAAGGTGCACTACGTGCACCATGGTTGACCAGCAAAGGTGCACCACGTGCACCTACCAGGTGAACCACGTGCACCTAGTAGGTGAACCACGTGCACCCTATCCATTAGAAGATCCATCATCATCCTCCTCTTCTGGCCGCACGGAAACCGCGGCGCCGCCTCGGCCCCGGCGCAGCGAGGAGGAGGAAGAGAAGAAGACGACCAACAAGAAGAAGCGGGGTGACTCAGAGACACCCCGCACCAAGACACCCGAGGACCGCGCCATCCGCGTCGTCCTCGACCGCCTCGCCGACCATTCCCCCACCGAGGACGAAGCCCGCGCCGTCATCACCCACATCCGCAACCAAGCCACCCAGCGCGGCACCACGATCGCCCGCATCGACAAGTGGATCGACGGCCGCGACCCCGACACCCTCCGGCACGACCTCGCCCACATCCGCGCACAAACCACCCACCANGGCCCAGGNTGCGGCATCCACCNCCGCAAAACCCTCCCCTGCCGCATGTGCGCCATCGCCGCAGCCACCGGCGACTTCGAGCCGCTTCTCGCCGAGCTCAAACGCGTAGGCCCCGACGAGCGGCCCGACCTCGCTGACCTCTGCGCCGGCCACTCCTAAAACCCGAGAAACGAAAAGGGGCGGCAGCCTGCCGCCAAACAGGTGCTGCCGCCCCATTCCACAGAAAGGAACACCACCATTATGACACTCACACCCATCGCCCCTGCACGCACCGAACCCCCACATGACCTCGCCGCTGAACAGGCCGTGCTCGGCGCGATCCTCACCGCCCCCGACCGGCGGCGCGCCCACGAACTTCTTGGTGAGGTCCTCGAACTCGCGCCCCCCGCCACCTGGTATCGGCCCGCCCATGCGGTTCTTCTCGATCACCTGACTGCTCTCGCGGACGCCGACCAACCGTTGGACGCGATCACCCTGCACGACCGGCTCGCGAAGACCGGTGATCACACCCGTACCGGCGGCGCCCCCTACCTGCACACTCTGGTGGAGCAGGCCGCGGTTGGGGCGACGGTGGGCCACTATGCGCGCATCATCGCGGAAAAGGCAGTGCTGCGCCGGCTGATCCAGGCTGGGGCGCGCATCACCCAGTTCGGCCAGCAGGCCACCCCGGGCGCGGACGTGGACGACCTGGTGGAGCGGGCCCGGGATGAGGTCGACAGCATCGTGCGGACTGGTAGCGCGCACGACCCCGAGGTCACCACCCTCGCGGATGGGCTCGCCGGGTTTTTGGACCGGCTGGAGCGCGGCGACGCCGTGGCTGACGTGATCCCTGTGCCGTATGCGGATCTCGCGGACAAGTTGGTGGGTGGGGGGTTCGCGCCGGGCCAGCTGGTGGTGATCGCGGGCCGTCCTGGGCACGGCAAGACCACGATCGCGTTGGACATCATGCGGCACGCCGCCAAGAAGGGAAAACGGGTGCTGTTCCATTCGCTGGAGATGACCCGAGACGAGCTGGACATCAAGCTGGCGGCGGCGGAGACCGGTATCGCCACCACCCAGCTCACTCCTGGCCCGAACGGTGCTGACCTCACTGATGACCAGTGGCGGAGGCTCGCCGACTATGTGGGGCGTGCTGCTGACATGGACATCACGATTGATGAGGCTGCGGACTGTTCACTGGCTCGGATCAAGGCCCGGGTGAACGCGATGGAGCGGCAGGGCCGGTTGCCGCATTTGGTGGTGGTGGACTACATCCAGCTGATGGACACTGAACCGGCGGAGCGGAGGGATCTGCGGATCGCGGCGCTGTCGCGGGGGCTGAAGATCCTCGCGAAGACGAAGAAGATCGTGGTGGTGGCGTTGGCGCAGGCGCGTAGGGAGTCCGCGGATCGGGAGAACGGGGTGCCGAGACTGTCGGACCTAGCGGAGTCCAGCGCGTTGGAAAAAGACCCGAATATTGTGCTGACGGTGGCTACTCCGCATGTGGATGACCCGGAGCATGAACGGTCCGGGGAAACGATCATCAATGTGGCGAAGAACCGTGGCGGGCCGTTGGGGGAGGTGAGTTTGGCCTGCCAGTTCCACTATTCGCGTTGCGCGAATCTGCACCGGTAGGGCGCGGTTAGAGCAGACAGAGTTGACTTCCTCCCCAAACCCGTCCATACGAAACGAGGCCCTGCCTATCCTGGTAACAACCACACCCCAGGAAAGGCAGGGCCACACTCATGCAGCATATCGGAGACCGCATCCGCGAATACCGCATGCTCCACGGCTTCACCCAAGAGGGCCTCGCCGAAAAGGCGGGCATGCATCCCAACACCATCAAAAAGCTCGAGCAGGGCGGCACCGCGCGCATGGACACCCTCCACCGCATCGCCCGCGCCCTCAACACAACCACCGGCAGCCTCATCTCCAGCCGCCCCCGACTGCTGGAACACGGCGACGACGGCAAACTCGACCTGCTCGACCTGCGCCGCACCATCTCCCCACCCATCACCGTGGACGGAGACCCGCTGTGCGACGACACCGAACCCCCCGACCTGCCCGCTCTCAAAGACGCCCTCATCCGTCTAGACGCCGCCTACCACGGCGACCGGTACACCGACCTCGCGGAGGTCCTGCCAGGGCTGATCCGCAGCACTCACACTGCCGTAGCCCACCACACCCACACCCCACGCGAGGCTGAGGCGCGCCGACTGCGGTCTGTGGCACTGCAGATCGCCGCCCGCTACCTCACCCAGGTGCGTGCCTATGATCTGGCGCATCTGGCGCTGGCGGACGCGACACGGGACGCGGCCGCATCCGACGATGAGATGGTCTCCGTGTCCTGCGTGGTCGGTCAGGCCTGGGTGCTGATCCGCCAGGGCCGGTTCGACGAGGCCGAACGGCTGGCTGCGCTGACTGCAGACCGTGTTGAGCCGCGCCTGTCCACCGCGACCGTGGACCACCTGTCCTCCTGGGGATACCTGCTGCTGCGAGTCTCTGCTGCGGCGGCCCGCAACAACCGGCCTGATGTGTCCGCTGAGGCGCTCGGGCTGGCGCGCGTGGCTGCGGCTCGGATTGGGCGTGACCGCTACCACGAGCTGCGGAGCTGGGGGGCATTCGGACCGCTCACCGTGGAACTGCGAAGTATCGAGGCGGAGCTGGTTGCAGACCGGCCTGACCGGGTGTTGGAGATGGCTGGTCGGCTGCCGTCGGAGTCGAGGTTGACCTCGTCGGACTCGTGGCACCGGCATCGCCTGGATGTGGCGGAGGCGTATGCGCGGATGCGGCGGGATAGTGAGGCGATACGAGTTCTGGCTGAGCTGCGTCGGGAGGCGCCGACGTGGCTGCGGCATCAGCGGATGGCTCGGGAGACGTTGGAGAGGGTGGTGCGGCGTCGGAAACGTGCTCTCACCACAGAGCAGCGTGCGTTGATCGAAATTCTTGGGCGCAGGCCCCGGCTTCAGTCGTGGGGTTAGCCCATCCCTCTCGATCCTCAGACATTGGACAAGAGAGCCAAGCGCACGCTCCCGACTCTCGTGTGATAACGAGCCAACCGCCACGAAGGAGTAAAGTACCCACCACGTCCACCGCAAAGGACGCAAAGAAGCCCCGCGCTTCCGCAAGAGCCGGGGCTACGGCCAGACAACCAGTGGGGGTTGCTGACGTGACTGATTCTACGCCGCCCTCCCGCGGCGACGCCAACCGTTCCACGCGACGGCGCTTCAACACCGCCGAACGCGTCGCAATGTACCTCGCCTCCGGCGGACGCTGCTCCAACTGCGGCACCGAACTCGAACCCGGCTGGCACGGCGACCACATCACTCCCTGGTCCCGAGGAGGGGCCACCGACTCCATCAACGGACAGGCGCTCTGCCCGTCCTGCAACCTGCGGAAAGGGGATAAGCCTTCCATGAGCTGGAATGGTCCTGACCTGCGCGAGTGGCAGCGCAAAGCGCTCGACACTTACCTCGCCCACGACCCCGCGGACTTCCTCGCGGTCGCCACACCAGGCGCAGACAAGACCACCTTCGCACTCCGCGTCGCCCACGAACTCCTCGAATCCGGGATCGTGCAGCGCGTCGTCGCCGTGGTCCCCACCGACCACCTGAAGATCCAGTGGGCTAACTCCGCCCACCGATGCGGCATCAGCCTCGACCCCAAGATCAGCAACGCCGACGGCCTGGAAAAAGCAGCCGACTACCAAGGCATGGCCATGACCTACGCCCAGGTGGCGTCCCAACCCGACCTGCACCGAATGGGAGCCGGACAACGCAGGACCCTGTTGACTTCCTCCCCCGCCTAAAGGCGGGGGATTCCCGCCCTCACGGGCTGGGCTTCCTGCTTCACAGCCGACCGCACCCGGGAGGACCCGGAATGTCTTACGTCAGCTCCACAGGCCGACACCGCTCGACCAGCGGCCAGGATGTTCTTGGCGGCGTTAATGTCCCGGTCGTGCCGGATGCCGCAGGACGGGCACGTCCAGTGCCGAGTGGAAAGGCTCAGCTCGGCGAGCAGGTGCCCGCACGCCGAGCACGTCTTGCTCGTGGGGTGCCACCGGTCGATCACGACCAGGCGGCGGCCGTACTTCGCTGCCTTGTACTCCAGTTGGCGGCGGAACTCCCCCCAACTGGAATCGGAGATCGCGCGCGCCAGGTGCCGGTTGCGGACCATGCCACGCACGTTGAGGTCTTCGATCACGATCACGTCGTGGTCGCGGACCAGCCGGGTTGTGGTCTTGTGCAGGAAATCGGCGCGGGCGTCGCGGACTTTGGCGTGTGCGCGGGCGACCTTCACCCTGGCTTTGGCCCGGTTGTTCGACCCGCGTTGTTTGCGGGCCATGCGCCGCTGGTAGCGGGCCAAGTTACGCAGCTTGCGCTCCAGGTGGCGCGGATTAGGGATCTTCTCGCCGGTGGACAGGACCGCGAAGTCCTTCACCCCGAGGTCGATACCGACCGCAGCCCCGGTCGCGGGAAGCGGCTCAGGGGCGTCGATGTCAACGGCGATGGAGGCGTACCAGCGACCATCCGGGTCGCGGGAGATGGTCACCGTGGTCGGGTTGAGTGTGGTCGGGTCCACGTCGGGCCAGGACCACACGTACTCCAGCGGGGCGTCCATCTTCGCCAGCCACAACCGGCCATCGCGCCAGCGAAACGCGCTGCGGGTGTAGGTGGCCGACTGGCGCCCACGGCGGGACTTGAACCGGGGATAGCGTGCGCGCCCGGCGAAGAAGTTCACGAACGCCGTGTACTGGTGGCGCAGTGTCTGCTGGAGCGGGACCGAGGACACCTCGAACAGGAACGCGAACTCGGGGTCCCGCTTGAGTTCGGTCAGGTACCGGTCGGTCTCCGCGTACGACGTTTTGATCCCTTCGGCGTGGTAGCGGGCGTGCCGCCACGCGAGGACCTTGTTCCACACCAGGCGTACGCAGCCGAACGTGCGGTTCAGCACCGCCGCTTGCTGCTCGGTGGGGTAGACCCGCACCTTGTACGCCGTACGCATGTTCGCATTTTACTATTCCTTTGCCTGATCGGTAAGCGAAAGGAGAAGGTCTTGAGCGCTTCGCGCTTTGGGCTGTCCCGGCTTCGCCGGGCCACCCCTTCCGGGGGCCGGATTCCTCCCCGACCTGAAGGCCGGGGCCTCCTCCGGAGGGCCCAGTGAGTCGTCTCCTGCGTGCCCGTGGGGGCTTGGTGGACGCGTTGTCGTCGGCGTTGGACAGTGGCGGGCACGGGTTGTCCAATGTTCCGGTGTTGTTGAAGCGGCTGCTGGCCGAGGAGNGGTGGCGGGAGTTCGAGACGGTGCGGGGGGAGGTTGTGCGGCATGAGCGGTTCGAGGAGTTCGTGGCCGCTCCCCCGCTGAAGGGTCTGGGGTCGGAGATCAGTCTGATCAAGCGGATCGTGGCTGACGACCGCGAGGCGGTGGACCTGCTCGACCGAGTGCTTCAGAGACAGGTCGGTCGCCCCAGGAAAACTGTGGACAATACCAACAATTCCGAAGGACGGCCTTCTGGAACTTCTCAGGCACGTGCTCTCCGCCGTCTCCGCAAGGACGCCCCAGAGCTGCACGCCGAAGTGATCGCCGGCCGCCTCTCCGCGCACGCCGCGATGGTCAAGGCCGGATTCCGGACACGCACCATCAGCGTGCCGGTGGAGCGCCCTGACCGAGTCGCGGCAGCGCTCCGCAGACACATGACCCAGGAACAGCTCGAAGAACTCGTTCGCCACCTGACGGACGACTGAACCCCGCGCGCACGTGAACGGCCCTGCCTATCCTGAAAGCAGCGGCACCCCAGGAAGGCAGGGCCTATGCCGGCAGAGTACCCCGAGTCGCTATGCCCCCACCACTCGACGTGGTGAGGGCTTTTGGTTTCTGCTGGTGGGGTGGGGTGTTGGCGAAGGCGAGAGAAATTTTCCAACCCACCACTTGACGCTTCCGGTTTAGGAAGCTAGAGTGGTCTCACGAGGTCAGGGGAACGGCCCCAGACCCGCCGCCCCGGGGAACAGCCCCGGGCACGATCCGAGAGGAATCGGAATGAGCTTCGTTACTCCCGCGCACGTCCGTCAGCTCGCCGAAGCCGAGTTCTCCGACCTGCCCGTCCTCGTCGTCGACATCGATGGCGAGATCGAGGTCTTCCCCCAGTCCACCGCCGAGGCCCGCGGCGCCCGCGTCCTCACCGACGCCGCCGCCCTGCTGGACTACACCGACGGCGGCGAACTGGACGACGTCCTTGCCGCCCAGTTCGCCCAGGAACTCAACCAGGCGCACGACCTGGTCGACGACACCGAGGACACCGACGACACAACAGGAGAGAACCCCATGCGACTTGTTAACCTCACGCCGCACCCCGTCACGCTGGTCGACGTCGACGGAGACGAGGTCGTGGTCCAGCCGGANGNNNCCCCGGCGCGCATCCCCGCCACGACCACCCCGGCCGGGGATGTCAACGGAATCCCCNTGGTCNTGGAGCAGCTGGGAGACGCCAACAGTGTTCTCCCGGCCCCTCAGCCGGGCGTGGTCTACGTGGTCGCGCGCCCCGTGGCGGAGCGCGCTGGTCACCGGACGGACCTGGTCGTCCCCACTAACGTGGAGCGGGTCAACGGCCGCCCCGTGCGGGCCCGCGCTCTCGCCCGGGTGGTGACCGAAGCCCCGCGCACCGCGGCGGCCAACTCCCTTATCCGGGTCGCCGAGGCGGCGATCACCGAAGGCCGGGACCGGAAAACCGCCCTGGAGCTGCTGGAGGTCGCCGCCGAGGTTCGCCGAGGCAGTGTGAACGCGTTCCGGGATGGGGTGCGGAAGCTCACCGCCCTGGAGGCGTTCCAGTTCATCTCCGCCCAGCTCCGCCGGGAGACCAGGGCCGCGCTCGAGACCCTGAGGGGGATCGAGTCCGCCTACGTGGCGGACGTGCAGGACAACCCCCCGNCCTGCCGCCCGTGCGGCGGATATGGGGAACTCCCGGTGGACGATGTCACCCCGCCGGTCGAGTGCAGCGAGTGCGGTGGCACCGGCCGGGAGGTGGTCGTCCCGACCGCCTAGCAGCGGGCCGCTAGTCGAGTAGATCCGGTGCGGCCGCTGGGGCCGCACCACCCAAACAGGACAGTCGAGCCCCCGACCATCGCGGTCGGGGGCTCCCCCCGTTTTGGAGGACTCATGGAATCCGAACTGCTGCAGCACGCCAGCCCGTCCGACATGCCTGAGGGGGAGCGCATGACCCCCAGCCAGAATTTCGCGTGATCCGCCGAGCCGGGGCTAACTGCCACGGAACATGTCTGTACCGGCAAGGTAAGGCCGCCTAGCGTGGGGGATATGGCCGCAGATGACCCCCAGCAGAAGCAGATGCGTGAGCGCCTCGACCGCATCCGGTGCTCGTTCGACCAGTGGCGGATCAGCTACGAACTCCACCGCCCGGAGGGGGGACGGTGGATGGCGTGGCGAATCGACCCGCTGGAGGAGTGGGAAGCGGAGGCTGGCCTGACGTGTGTGGTCTCCGCATGGGACCACGATACGTTCCTGGCGAGGCTGGGCGCGGAGCAGAGGAGGCAGGATGAGCTGAGGGCCAGGCTGCGGCAGGAAGAGGAGGAGGGGAAGTCGCGCGGCCCCCTGTCCCCTATGCGGCAGCGCGGCGAGGGGTCCCGGGGTGGCTGAGGGGCGCCCCGGGGCTGTTTTCCCCGTCACCGTGGTGGTGGCGGGGAATTTTTGTTGACACTTGTCGCTTCCGACTTAGGAAGTTATAGTGGTGTTAGTTGGGGAAACCGCCCCAGACACCCGCCCCGGGGAACAGCCCCAGGGCCCGACCGGAAGGAACCGGCTATGCGCACGACTGCTGGGGACTACACCGTCTCGGTCGCGTTGACCGACGACGTCGCCGACAACGGTCGCAGCACCGTTGAAGTGCTGCGCCGCGAGCAGATCGGGGAGGTCGACGGCGAGGTCGTCTACGCCCTCGGTGGCAAGATCACCGGATGGACGATCCCCGTACCCACGGACGCCGACGACGTCATCGACCAGGCGCTGACCGCCGCCGAAGCCGTGCTCGCCGAGCACGGCTGGAAGACCGCCGGCCCCTGGGAGATCGCAGACAGCAACGCCCACGCCCCCGTCACCAGGGGCTGACGAATGGCTCGGGGAGGTCGGCGCCGCGGCTGGCCTCCCCCCTTTTTTTCCCTTTGTGAAGGAGAAAACAATGCTGACCGCAGCAGAATTCAAGACGCTCCGGGAACACCTCGGAATCCCCGGAGAATGGCTCGCACGCCGATTCGGCGTCTCCGACAGATCGGTGCGGCACTGGGACAGCGGAAAATACCCGGTGCCCGAACGCATCAGCCGCTGGCTGCGCTGGCTGGCCGAGGACACCGAGGCCACGGTGGCCTGGATCGCAGAACGCCTCGAGAACAGCCCTGAGAGGCTGCTGGTCACCTACCGCAACGATGAGGAACTCGACGCCGGCGCCGCGGACGACCCCTACCGGGGCCTGTACCCGGACGACGACTTGCCGGCCGCTTGGCACCGCAGGATGGCCGCCCGTGTCGCTGGGAGCGTGCCGGGGTTGCGCCTGATCTACCCCGGCCAGACGGCAGCGGACATTCCCGCTGCGGTCACCAGCCTTCTGGACGTGACCGCAGACTGCGACGACCGCGCCGATCCCGAGGCGTGGATCGAGGCGTGGGGATCCGTGGCTGCCAGCCACGGGTTCGAGACGGAGCGGGCCGGTGAGGAGGCGTACAACGGCGCCCCGATCCTTGAGGACGCAGAGGGGGAGCTCTACGTCCTGTCGTGGTGGGAGGGGCGCGTGTACGCGTCTCGGATCACCACGTGGGTGCGGGAGGCCGAGGAGGAAGGGCTGGAGGCCGTGGAGCTCCGCGACAACGGCCGGGAGGTGTGGGTGTATGCCTACGCGTCCAACAGTGCCGGGGCCATGAGCCTGGTGGACGCTCGCGTTGTGGTCGGGTCCGAGGCCACACCCGGTGAGCGCGAGGAACGGGTGCGCGATTACGTGAGAGGCCTGGAAGCGGGCGGGTACGAGCGGGGTTGATGGGCTGGTGTGGGAGCGGCCGGGGTGGGTAGCCCCGGTCGCTTTTGGTTCCCCCAAAAAATTTCGCATACCGCACTACACAATTTATGTAGAGCTGTATACACTATTGGTAGTGCAGAAAGGAGCCGCCATGATCCGCATCCACCCCGCTAGCCGCGACCCCCAGAGCCTCCTCGACCCAGAGAACTGGCGATCCGCCGCCTGGAACGGCGACACCCTCCGCGACTGCCGCGGCTGCATCGACTGCTGCGACGACGACTGGCACCGCAGCGAACCCGAATGGCGGCGCTGCTACGGCGAACACCTCGTCGAGGACGTGCGCCACGGCGTCTCAGTCTGCCGCGACGAGGAAGCCCTTATCGACTACCTCGCCCACACGGGCGCCGACTTCACCGACACGGTGCTGGTGGAGCTGGAGGGCGAGTACTCCGACGAAGACGGCCACGACGCCGAGCTCGGGGAGATCCTGATCCTCCCTTCTCGAATCGTCAGCGTGCGGCCAGTCGATGACGAGTTCATCGAGGCGGTGGCGGCGCGCCGAGACGAGCTCGACGGCGAACGCGGCGATGTCGAAGACGACGAAGAGGAGGAGGTTCTCACCGCGGCCGAGGCGGCAGAGGAGGCGGGTGTGTCGGTCTCGACGGTGCGCCGCTGGTGCCGGACTGGCCTGGTGTACGCGACCAAACAGGCCGGGCGGTGGCTGGTGGATGCCGACTCGCTGCGCATCTACGTGGCGTGGCGGGATCGGGACTAGCCACAAATTTTTCATCCCACTCTACACAAAGTTTGTAGATTGGTATACAATATTGGTGACGCAGAAAGGAGCCGCCATGACCGAGACCCTCACCACCCGCGAAGCCGCCACCCTCGCGCGCGTCACCGTCGACACCATCCGCCACTGGGCCCGCTACGGCGCCATCCGCGCCACCAAAAAGGCCGGCCGGTGGGTCATCGACCGGACCTCCCTCCTCCGCCGCATCGAACTCGACACCCGCACCCGAAAGGAGCGCAAGCGCACCGTGGAACTCACCGTCGAAAACCTCGTCGCCGTCGGCGGCCGGGAATGGAAGCGCGGTGACAAACACCGCATCTACTTCAACAACCTGATCGACTTCCTGCCCCTCGAAGTCGAGCACTACAAGTCCGGCCGCATCTCCTGGGCCGCCTGGGAGGGCGAGGAGATCTCCAACCGGCAGGCGTACCTCATCCTCGAAAGCGTCGAAAACGTCTACTACGACGTCAACGAAAGCAAGTTCATCGGACGGTACGGGGTCCGCGAGTCCCGGATCGTCTCTAAAGAGACGGTGTGGAAGCGCGTCGTCGACGGCATCAAGCAGGCCGTCGCCAACCTCCACTAACACAGAGAAAGGGAAGCCACCATGACCACGCTCTACGAGCTGACCATCAACTGGCCAGCACTAAATAGTCTCCCCCCGCGTGAACGGATCAAAGCCCTAAAAAGCATCGAGGCGGACATCAACAGCGAGCTGGCGGCCGCTCGCCGCCGCGTCGTCGGCGAAACCGTCGAGCGGCACGCCGCCCAGTGGGAGTGGGGCGCCCAGTCCCGCGCCGCCGCAGAACTCGGTCTCACCACAGGCCGAGTCGGACAGATCTACCGCCAATACCGAAAGGAGAAAACGGCCACCACCAGCTACGGAACCATCAACACCATGGTCCCCGATGCTGGGACCGTCACCAGCCTCGCCGACTACGTCGCCGGCGCGCTCGGCGACTACGCCGACGACTACGACATCGACGCGATCGTCGGCGAGTACCGGGAGGCCATCAACGAGCGCCTCGCCGACCAGGGGATCACCCTGGCCGGTGACGAGTTCTACGGTCCCTACCCCCGCCCCGAGAACGCGGGCGAGACCATCGCCGACGCCATCGAGAGCGTCGACTTCTGGACGATCGTGGAACGCCACGACAAGACGGCCTAACCCTGGCAACAGAAAGAGATCAAGTGAAAACGAAAATCGCGCACTACGGGGAGTGGGCGGCGATGGGCGTCGCCGTTCCCACCGGCGTGGCGACCATCGCCACCCCCTACCTGCCCGACAGTCTGGCCACCCTCACCTACGCGGCAGCATGGATCGGCGTCGCTGTCGGGCTCGGCGCGCTAACCATCAGCGCGCTCTGGCACCGTGGGCTGTGCGAGGCCTGCATCACCGCAGTGCCGCTGAACGCTCCCCAGCTCGGAGCCCGGTACCGGCGCCAGTTTGCCGCTATCCACGCGCTCACGCGCACCCGGACCCGAGTCACCGTCGGGGCGCTGGTCGCCGCCACGGTGATGAAGTTGACCATCCTCGTCTGGCTGCCAGCCCTGGCAGTCTGCGCCGCCGCCATTTTCTGGGGGGCCATAGCGCTCCTCAGACACCAGAGGCTCCAGCCGTGGTGCCCCTACTGCGGGGGAGGCGGCAGCGCACACGACCCCACCGTCACAGCGCCCCCACCCCCCACTGTGGGGGTGTGACCCCTCCGAAGAGCTGAATATCCCCGAACAGAAGGGCCCCCACAATGCCGTGGGGGCCCCTTTTTTTTTGAGCGCGGAATGGACCTTTACCAGGTTCGTCCGCAGTGCTCCGGTCTTCAGGCCGGGGAGCGCGTCAATGCTGCGTGTACCGGGGCGTACCACCAATCCCAAGCCCCAGCAACACCCGCCCCCAAACCGGGGAAACCCACTCCTCCAACACGCGCGCCACCGCGTAGTAGACTCCCGCCACCACCACGGTGACGACCTCCTCCAACGCGTCCACCGGCAGCTCCACGGCAAGATACCGAGAGCCGAGCGCCACCAGCGCTCCTACGAGCAGCGGCACGAGGGTACGGATCATCGACGCACCAATGTCGGGCACGGTCTCGTTCTGCGCGGGTTCTGTGGTAGTCAAGGTCTCCTCCCAACCGTAGATTCCCTACCTGATCAGCCAGTCGCGTAGACCACAGCCCGCCACACGATCCACACAACCAGCCCCAGCGGAACCAGCAAACCCGGTCCGATCGTGACCGCAAGCGCCACCCTTCCCGGGTCCCAATAGTCCCGCCATCTCTCCCACACCGTGCGGCGGCCTGTCCCCTCCCCATGGCACACGCCTATCCCATCAAGATCAACGGTCAACCCACGGTGAGCCTCTTCGCGGTCAGCGACTCGACCTCCAGGTGCCGAGGCACCCCACCAGTGCTGCCCCCGGAAACCTTTGTCGCCTGGTGTTTGGCGACCGCCGCGATCAGTTGGGCGAGTGCGTGCCCGGTGACCTTGTCCCCGTAGCCGGGGAGGGCGCGACTGCCCACATCAGCCCGGCACAGCCGCAACCCCTCAGCAGTACCATTCCCATACACGCCGTCCACGCCGGCGGGGCCGAGCGCCGCCCCGTGCCCCGCCAACCGGATGAGCTCCTGCAGGGCCTCAACGGCCTCGCCTCGATCGCCCTTTTTCAGCCCGATCAACAGTTCCTCCCAACTGCTCGACGTTCCGCCCCACGTAGCGGGCTTGCTGAACACCCCGTCGCGGACCATCCGGTAAAGCGCATCCCCGGGACAGGACGTGGAAACGAAGTCGCGATGGCCCTTGACCGTCCCGGCGACCCCGGCGGTTTCCATGAGCCATGCGCGCAACTGCCGGACCGCGTTGACCTGGACATCGGTGATCGTGTCGGTGGGCCCACACATGAGCGTCACCGAGTAGTAGGTCGTGTTCCCCCCGGGCTGGGCAGCCTGGGTTTTGTACAAGCCGCGGCCTTCGAACACGTAACCGTGAGGACACGCGCCGAAGCTGTTGCCCGTGAAGTAGACAGTTCCGGCGCGCCGGGCCAGCCAGGTGGCGTTCGGGGTGCGCACGCACCACACGTGTCCCGTGTAGCGCTCCTCGGCGATGGTGAAGGATCCCTTTCTGGCCGCTGCTGCTTTAGGCGCGAAGGCTGTTTTCGTGCGGAGGTGGACCAACCACATGTCGGTTTTTGTGGTGGAGGTCGGTCCGAGACGCCGCAACGAGGTTGCCTTCCCCGCCAGGATCGCGGCGAACTGGAACGCCTCGGCTCGACGACGATCCTTTTGGACAAGGTTCTTCCAGGTGACGGTCTTTCCGTTATTGCCGTCCGCGAGCAGAGAAATCTCGATGAAGAGGTCGAGTTGGGCCCGGGTCAGCGACCGCAAGAAGTCGAAGCGCACCACCCGGTCGGGAGCGTGCTCCAGCAGCATCCGGCCAGCATCTGTGGACAGGTGGAACTCCACTAGATGACGGTTGGAGCATTCCCGCCAGCGAGGCTGTCCGTCGGTCCGCCGCCCAGTCCGGGGGAAACTGTCCACTGGCGGCCCGAACAGGGAGCGCAGTGCTGCCCTGATACGCGCAGCATTAGGCCCCTCCTTCTGGTAGAGGGCTACTCCAGTACTGGGCAGTCGGCTCCGACTCTGCGGTTTGATGTGGCCCTCGGTCCACAGCCACGCCACGAGTTCGACGAGGGCGTCGGACCACTTGGGTTCGGTGGGCAGATCGGCGCAGGGGGCGGCCAGCGGGATGCGGTCCCAGTAGGTCAGTGTCTCGGTGGTGGCCCAGGTCCGCTCTCGCCCCTGGACGTTTCGGGGAGAGGTTCCGGTTGCGGCCCACGTTCCGTCAGGGTTCCTGGTGCGCTTCTTCCCCGTGCGCCGGTAGAAGCGCTCCACGGGCCAGCGGTGCTGCGGGGTGGTGAGTGAGGAATGGGTGCGCCCCTCCATGCGGATCATGGTCCGCGGTTGCGCGGGAAACACGTAGACGTCGAGGATCGGCTGCCATTCCGCGAGCCCGGTGCTGTGGTTCAGGGTGAGCGCGAGGTCCCCTGGGGCGATTTCCCGGAATGTCTTCCAGCCGTCTGTGGTGAGAATTTCGGTCTCTTCGTCTACGCAGTAGCCGATGTCTGCCCAGCCGCGCGCCGGACCGGTGTGGAATGATCGAGTTTTTTTCCAGTAGTTGATACAGGCGCTGTGGTCTTTGGCTGCGAGGTTTTGGTTTGATCCGTCGTAGTGGATGACTAGCCCCAGTTTCGGGTTGGCGGACGCGGCCGGGGAGTGCCCCCAGCCGAGATCAGAACGTGTCACATACCGGTCAGGGCGTGGCATCATCCATCACCATCCCTACGTGGAGCAGGCTTAGGCAGATTGATCGTGCGGGCTTCGATCCGGTTCACGGCGTCCCTCAGGCTGCCCCCAGCGTTGGGGTGCAGCTCATGGACGATCTCGGCCACCTGCTCCTTGACCTCGCAGATCTCCTCGCGCAGCCCTTTTACGGCGGTCTCGACCTTGCCGAGCCGTTCGGGGAACCCGGGGCGGCCAGGAACTCCTGGCCTGGGCGCTTCACCGAACCAGTCGTCAAAGAAATGTCCGATCTTGCGCGCCACCCGAAACAATGCGCGAAGCGCGCGCCACAGAGTCACCAGCGCGGCTGCTATCGCGCCAGCACCCACGATCCACAGTCCGAGAGCCGTGGCGTCAGGGGGATGCATAGGCCTCTCCAATATCCATTTCGGCGATTCCCCCCTATGCGGCATGTCCCTTTTGTACAATCAGTATGCCAGCCTTGCGTCGCGCTGGCCTGCGCATGAGGACATGCTGATCTCAAGGGGTCCCGGCAGTACAAAGGCCCCGGGCGGTTGTAGGGGTTGCGCCCGGGGCTCTTTTCTGTAGTAGTTGACCCTGGTCTGAAGACCGGGGCTTGCGCCGCCCAACTACCGGTCACTCGCTTAGGTGGTGTCCTTTCGCAGGTCGGTGCGGGCGCCCTGGCCGGGTCGTTGGAAGTTGATGATGGTCGCCGGCCGCCAGGCGGGGGAGCGGCCGAACACGGCGTCCGGTTCGGGGAGTTCCCCGCGTCCACGGGCTCGGTAGGTGCGGACGGTGTGGTAGGAGACTCCCCAGTGGTCGGCGATGTCGCGCAGGGTCCAGTAGTCGGCGTTGGGATCAGGCATGGCTCCTCCTCTATGTCTGCGTGATGTTGACGTAGTGTAGTCGACCTCGACTCAACTCTATGTTGACAAGGTTCTCTCTCTTTGGCTAACATTGTCAACATCAAGGCGACAAGGTTGGAGGAGGGCCATGAACAACACCACCAAGACCACCGCCCGCTGCGCCCGCTGCGGCCGCGCGCTCACCAGCGCCCGCGCACTGCGCACCGGCTACGGCCCCCGCTGCTACACGATGGTCCGCGCCGCCGCCCGCGAGGTCGCTGCCCAGCACAAGGCGCACCAGGTCGCCAAGGCGACGGAGCTGCTGGAGGACGGCGGCGTCGTCCCCACCACCCGCACCGGCGTCTACTACACCGTCGGCACCGAGGGCGAGATCTACAAGACCGCCCGCACCGGCTGCACCTGCAAGGCCGGCATCAACGGCCGCTACGTCTGCTACCACCGCATCGCCGTCGAGATCGTCGAGGCCACCTACCAGCCGGCCGCCTACCAACTGATCCGCACCCCGATCGCGCTCGGCCTCGCCGCCTAACCCCCAGCCAAACACAAACGAGGCCAAGACCCGCCAGGCGGCGCGCCGCCCAGCCAACCTCACCCGCTAACCACACCCCACAGAAAGGAACACAGAAAGGACCGCCATGAACTACCACTACTGGTACTACTGGCAAGACCCCTACTTCGACACCGACCCCGACGACTGGTGGGACGGCGAAGACCCCGACGACGACCCCGACGACGACGCCTACGACACCAACGACCCGCGTATGGCCATCCTCCTCACCCCAGGCGCCTAACCCCCCGAAACGGAGACACCATGCCCCACCAGATCCCCGCCGACGCCACCCCCGTCCTCACCCGCACCAAGCAGACCATCGGCTACGTCGCGCCCGTCCACATCCCCGCGAGCGAAGACCCGTGGACCGGTGAGCAGCTCCCCGCCACCGTCCGCTACGCCGCGTGGCTCGCAGACGGCACCCCCGCCGGCGGCTGGGACAGCTACCGGTACACGGTCCTCACCTACGGACACGACCGCTACACCACCGAGGCGAAGGCCAAGAACGCGGTCCGCCGCATCCACCAGCGGCGCGCCGAATACGCCGCCTACTCCCGCAACCACCACACGGAGGTCCTGTAATCAGGTCACCCCCTGACCGCAAAGGCCCCGCACCACCTGGTGC